CTCCTTGATTAATGTCCTCGCCAATGTAAGCCCTTGTGATATGGCTTGTGCTTTGACATTCATGGCATCCAATTCCATCTGTTGCTGAGTTTTCTTGTATTCCTTGACTGCCGTAGTATATTCGGCTTCGCCTTGAATACGCTGTGCATTAAACTCGCCTTCTTTAGCGATACGCTCAGCCAATATCTCGTTGTACTTGGATGTTCCCTCCTTTTCCTTAGACAATCGCTCATCGTAGGACTGCATAAAGGCTTTTTTCTGTGCCTCGATAACATCAAGTTGCATCTTGAGTTTCTCGTGTTCTAACCCAGTAGTCTGTGCAAAGGCTTCGGCTTCTGCTCGGTTTTTTTCTAGTAACGCATCAGTAACTGCTTTGGTCGTTTCTTTTTCCTGCTCTGCAATAGTACGCAAGGTTTCATCAACAGTAATCTGAGTTTCGCTGATAGTCGCATCCAACCCTTTCATCTGGACATTCAACGCTCCAATCTGTGCACTCCGTTCTGCTGATACTCCTTTTGCTTGGTTTTCGAGTGCAAGTAAATTAATCTGGTTCTGGATTAACTGCTTCTCTTGTTCAATCTGTTGCTTTTTTAATTCGATGTTTGCCTCGATTGATTTCCTGCGTTCCTCAAACGTAAGCGTTTCATTATTGGCGTTCGCCTCGTTCTGTGCTTGTTGGCGTTCAAGGGATTTGATATTTTCCTCGATTACTGCATTTTGAGTAATGTACGCATTGGTAGAATCGCGTAGGGCTTGATTCCCTTCGACTGTGCTTTTTATGTTTTTAGCGATCGTTTTCCCCCATGAGGTAAGAGTTGAAACTGCCCCAGTTGCTACCTCTTTGATATTTGTAAAGCGTTTTGATTGCTCTTTTTGTATCTCGATGTTTTCCTTTTGCAACTCATTAATGCGTTCCTGCATTACTACTGCTTCCTCTGTATCTCCAGTCCATTCGTTCCAGCCTTTACGCAGTTTTAAAATCCCAATCTCCAGATTATTTATCTGTTCGGAAAACAAGCCAATTACTCCGTCAATGAGGTTCTCTTTAATCCATTTTGCCCCTCGTTCAAACGCAGAAACTAAGTCATCCCATGCTTTTTTGGGGTTTTTGATGGCATCACCGATTGCTTTAAAGCCTGGTTCTAAAATCTCTACTAAGCCCGTTGCAGTACCAGTAATTACAGATAAGGCATCATTAAATAAATTGGCTACCTTTTCGTTCTCAATTAGAGAACCCATAACCTTATCTAGTAATCCCTTGCCGACTGCCAGTCCAGCACCGAATTTTAATCCACCGAGTACCTTGCTAAATCTACCCCCTGCGTTTCCACTTTCTTTAAGGGATTGATTTGTATTTTCTGCTTGTTTACCTGCCTTGCCTAATGCTTGGGCTAATTGTTCCGCCCCTTTCGTGGCTTTACTGGTATCAGCGTCTACCTTAAAGTTTATATCGTTTGCCATTGATTATGCGTTTAAATTGTTTAACAAAATCCTTGAATCCAGATGGGATTTCATGGTGCCCTTTTGCCCTCTCTATATTAAACGATACGCCATAGTATTCGTTGGCTTTTAAAAGTTTGATTATGCTTGTATACATTAGAACATTTTTTCTATGGTGATGTTACTCTTTTTGATTGTCATTGTATGGGTGCCTCCATCATTACTGCGTGCAGAAAATGAGATAACTCCAGTATCGGGTATATTGACAATTGTTTCGCAATTAGCAGTTTGTATGTGATTTAATTCAATTCTCCAATAACCTTCTGTTTCAATGCCATTTAACGCAATAACAAATTCGACATCATGGCTACCAGAAGTATCAAGTACTGCCCATGCCCTTACACGATATTGTCCGCTTTGATTTATAGTTATTGTCCCAGTAGCGATTGTAGGAGTATACAAATTATTTTGCCCTTCAATTCCCTCATCAGTATAGGTTAAATTTTGAGCGACATTTGATATGGTTAAATTGTAATCTGCCGTTGTCCACATTGTTGCCTTGCTGATAGTTACTTGACGGAGGTAATTACCCATCATGGCATCCAACATTTGATTCATGGAGTAATTGTATTCCTGCATCGGTTGAGCATCAGTAACTAACACGCCTCCAAATATCTGTGCATTGGTAATCCCTAGCGACAATGGTATTCCATCGATATATGTTTTACCCTCAGCATTTAAAACTGGATATCCGATTGTTGGTCTCCTGCCAGTAACTCCAGTAACCGCTATCTTATTGACTTTGGGATAAGTAATCAATTCCAGTTTGGCTTCCTCAGTTAAAATATCGTAGTCGATTTTCTGTATTTTGTAATAGTTTCCAGAGATAACTATGCTGTCATTCAATGACATATTAATCCATTCGCCAACTGGTACATATCCCGAACAAATAACCACTCGGCTTCGAGTAGAATAAAGCCTAGATACAAATTCGTTCCAAAAATTCATGTAGATAGTTTGCGTTGGCATATCCCCAACGGCACTAGCCTCTAATCCAAATGAGCAAGTAACCGAACTAGCACCAGTTGTAGGCGTATTTGTATATGGCATACTAACTGGCTGATAGGTTTTAGTAGTTCCAGCCCATCGATAAGGATGAGTAACGACCTTGTAATCTTGAAAATAGAATAACAATAAATCTTGTTGCACTCCTTTCCCGTCATTATTAAGGATGACTGGCATATCGATATCAGTTTCGCTCATTTTAATACCAATTTGATTTACCATGTTCATCCGTTGAGGCGGGAATACATTAAATAGAGTTTCTATTTTCATTTCAGCCGATGCAAAGTCAACATCTGGTCTAAAGGTTATTGACCCATATTCCCTACTATAAGTATTTTTAAAGAACAGATCGCTTTGAGATTCCCCACTTTTATGTTTCATGGAAATGGAACTAGGGATATCCATTTTCTTATGTGTCATTTTGGTAAAATCAATATAAGTTGTATAGTCCTTATTGGCACCTGCGTTATACCAATCCTCGATGTTATGAATTGCAAATCCATTTTGCCCATTTGGTAGGATAACCGCATTGAATGTTTGCAGTACTGAATTAATAAAATCAGTTACCTTAATCTTAGGCATCGCCTCAGCCATAACTACTGCTGGTTTAACATTGTATGGGCTATATGTACACCTTATCTCTCCAGATATCTGTGATGTTTTAAAGGCATTGTATACGATTTTAAATTTATCTCCCTTCGTGGCTTTGCGAACATAGATAGTCCACACATTTAATCCAGCATCATTGCCACTTAGTGAATCTAAAAATATCCCATTCAGCAACGCATTGTATTGATTTACAACTAATGGTAGAGCCGATGTTTGAGTTATGTCAATTTGAAAAGCATAGTCACCATTGATAGGCATCGTATACTCGAATGTTCCTGCGTTCCACGATCCAGATGGGTTACTGATAACATTAACACCCAATGGCAATGTTGACCATGTAGATTTTGTAGTTGTATAAGGATTGATAGTAACTGGAGTTATATTCTCAGCATCAAATAATCCATATTGTAATGCGGTGTAATCCAGCAAAGGACCAGCGTTTCCCATTGGAGTTACATAGAGATTTGTAAATTCCCCTCTACTAAATAGAGTTCCACTCATGCTATACCCCACTTGATTAAACACATGTTCAACCATGTTTTTCAATCGAATACTAGGTCGCAAATCCAAATATGTAATACCATCACCAAAATAAATATTGTTATTGATGGCGTATTTACTATACACCCAGCCTTGATTGTAATCCTTAATATCCCATATTACTTTTCCTGCAAACAATCCACCAGTCCATGATGCCTCCGCAGTTGCATTGTCAATCGTATGGTCATAGGCACTCCAATCGATTTCATCTAAGGTTTTTTCGCCCCATGTCGATGTTAGGTTTTTTACTTGACCATAGAAAACAACGGAATATGATTGCGGTAAACCATTACTAAAATCTACGCTAAGCATTTCAAGGCTACCATAAAAAACTGGCATCCCATAAATTTCAATCGATGCTGGTAACCGCAAATTTGGGTTCCATGTTGGGAACTCTATATTCTCGGAAAAGTAATTGGCAAAAATGCCATTATTGATATCTGTTGCTGGTATCTGAAACGATTGCGTGTAATCAGTAAATATGGTTTCAATACGAGAAAAATCCTTTACTTGTCTAGTTAGGTTTATGCTCTCGTCTTGGAATAAATCGGCTGGTACCATCTCATTGAATGTGCCACCCAATGCTTGTAATTTTGCCGTAACACATTCTTGTGCTTCAATGAATCCATTGTTAGTCCTAGCAACATAGGATGTCATGATAGGAGTAATAGTATCGGTTGTACTATTGCTGATTAATAGGGCAAATCTCATCGTACAATCTTGTTAATATAGGGCTGAGAATATTCGAGATTTAAGGTATACTGAATCAGTTTCGCATTGGTTACTCGCTTACGCTCCATATTCATGTCGGTGCAATTTACTCCGTAATAGATTCCATCATAAGCAAAAGTTATCGCCTCACTCATCATAAGTTGCCCCATATAAGTTACATAACTTTCTGGAATCCAGTTGGTGCTGATGACCATGTTCTCTTTGCTCTGGATATTGAATTGTCTGGTTTGCCTCATGCCGACTGCCCATGCCGATGTCAAATCTGAATTGGTAAACAAGGCGGTTTGATAGTCCTCCCTATTGACTGCCCACGATGGCTGATAAACTCCGTTGAATGTCATGCCTTCATAAACTCCAAATCTATTAAGGAATAAAACCGAATACGCTCCGTATCGAGTAGCACAATCGAATATGACTGGTATGGTTTGAGTTCCGCCTCCAGATAGATTGAAAACAATGTTGCAATTTGTACCCCATAACCCTGCCGTTGTCAATGCAGTTTTGATTTCAAATCCTTGAATTTGCTGAGTGCTTAGCGTTCCAGCCGTTGGAGTAATTGTCGTAGCCCCAATAGTTACGCTAGAAACTCCGCTCTGATTGTACCATAGGTAATCGATTGTCGTCTCTGGGGTAAGCAAAATCTGGGTTCTATCTGTATAGACATTCTGTGCAAAGGCACTATTGATTCCATTCTTAGTAAAAGAATATCCCCTTGTGGCGAGGATGCGATTGCTACTTACTGCTACGCTTACTGGAGTAGTGCCTCCAGCCGTATTGAATCCAGATACTTTTATTTGTACCCAATACGCCCCTAAATCAATCAAAGGAGTTAACGCCCCAAATACTAAATAATTCGTTTTGACATATTGCGTAACTAATCGGCTGATATCCATATACGCCCTTCCGTCTGCATAGGCATCTGGTAACTTAGTTAGCGTTGCGATTGGAGTAACTGGAATCGTTGTAGAACCGGTCCATATAAACACCTCAAATTTATAGTAAAATCCTGCCGTTGCTTTTTGCGAGGCATCGTTAACTTGATAAATCAAAGGGCTATTTGCCCCTAGTTTCCCACTCGGTTGCTGAGTATATGTTATTGCCATTATCGTAATCCCTTAGTAATTATGTTCTGTAAATCTTGATTCATTGCCTTGCTTAAAGCACTATTGTATCTGCGTAAAATGTCCTTGCGTTCTGGTGCTACAAAATCGTAACCCTCGATGCCAAAATACTTGATTTTCCTATTCATCAAAAACCCCAAAGTACGCTTGTCCATTTTTTTAAATTGTCCTTTTTCATTTTTTGGCTTAATCCGTTTTTGCTTAATCCAACTATCCATGTTGCGTACTGGAATCCCTTTCCCCTTTTTACGCCCTTCGATTAGGAACTTTGCGTATGATGGCATTGAAACCGAGTAATCCAATGGACCTTTTGAAACAACTTTTGTATTGTTCAATAGATATCCAGATGCAACCATGTTGCTGGTGTACGATCCTTTTGTAACTTTCTTAGGTTTCCATCCCGTCTGAGTTTTAGCCCATTTAACACGCAACGATGTGCGCTTCCGCTTTCGCCTCATTGCACTCTGCAACGCTTCCTTAAAAGCGATTGCCATACGCTCTAGTTGAGCATCTGTCTTGGGTAGATTAACACCAGCCATCAGTTACGATTGGGTTAAGGATTATCAATGTAATTTCCCCAGTATACCCAGTAAGAACCGCATCCAAATCCTCCGCAAAAGGACTTAGTGTGTACGGCTTTTCAATCTGCAAAGTGTTGTACAATGCTTGTTCCATGTACTCCATTTGTTTTACTAGACGGATATAGATTTCCTGCAACACAAAGGCGTAGTTCGCATTTTCGGTATAGCCGTACTCCTCGAATAATTCTGCATTCGTCATTCCTTGAAAATCGTTTGAGTAATGGATATTCTGGTCGGCTACCATAATTGAATAAGTAAGCCTTGCCGTACTAGTATCTACATCGATTTTGGTTAATGTGATATGCAATAAAGGGAAAACCGTAATCGCTTTAAAATCGTATTCGGTCATGCCACCATGTGAATATTGTGCATCCATCCTAGATGCCACTTGTTTCCAATAGTAATTACCAGTTCCTATGTGATTTTTAGTTATGTTCATTTTCGTTTGATTGCTTTCTCTTGGACTTTCTGCCAGTCGATTTTATAACTTGTAAATATAAGGGCTTGATGTAAAGTAAGTTCCGATATAGGCTCAAGTTTGAGAGGGTCTCCATTACATAAACCGATAAGCCATCCAGACCAGCCCCATTTGTTATTAAATGACTGAAGGCTTGTTTCAAACCCCCATCCCTCCGTTTTTTCGGTGCTTTCTCGTTCTTCTTTGGTTCCAAAAATTTCTGGATATAACTCAATAATTCTGTCCCGATATCGCAAAAAAAAAGATGTGCACCTAACGCAATAGTAACTGGCATCTCCTTAAAGGCTTCATTTAACGAGCCTTTGTATGGCTCTATTTGATAATGGTCATACGGATGTTCCTCGATAATTGGTCTATATAGTACGCTCATGACCTTCCACAGATTTTTCCTGCTCGTTTGGAATGTCTCTAAATCGACAAATTCTCCAGCCGTAATTTTGTCAAGGTTAGGAATAAACCCATATTTAACTCCGAGATATGTAAAACGAGGCTCATATTTTGGCTTCTGTGACAATATCTCGTTTATCTTGGAGGTGATATCCTCCATCTGCTCTAGCGTTAATCTGCGTGCTTTCTCTGTACTTATTTCGCACATGATGGAAATGGTCTGAATAGCCAATGCTTCTGTACTAGGATTTGTATCAATAAAATCCATGAGTTCTAGCCATTGATGTAAACCAATATCTTCCAGTTTTTGAATTTGTTTCATTCTCTAATATAACGATGTTTACCTAATATGTTTGAATTACAAAGGCTGGTTTCCCAGCCAATGCAGTAGTTGTTTGTTTGAGTTAATCCTCGCTTTGATTGTATAAATCGTTAGCCCATTTTTCGAGATCGTCCAAATCCGTATCTGTTTTTAAATCAAACTCCTCCTCCGTTCCATCCTCCGAATTAGTCCAGATAGCCGAGACATCGGTCTTTTTGAGGTCGCAATGAATCGGCATGTAGAGAGTAAATTGGTAATCCTCCAGCCAAAGGTAGGTATAGCCAGAGTTATTGTTAACTCCTAATTGCCCGTAGCCATCAATGTCCATTCCAAGCGATTCAGCGATTTGTACTAGGTAAAGTGCTTTTTGTCTTTCCCAGCCACACATTTTGTTAAGTGATTCAAAGTCCATGTTAATCTTCGTTATTGGTGTTTTGTAAAGCCTCTTGGTATTGAGCGATTCCCATGTCAAATCGTCCGCCATCAAGCCATGTGGTTAAATGTGGGATGATGTATGCATTGGCGTGGTTGTAATGCTCTGTGCCTTGTAAAGCATCAGAGATTTGTGCAATAGCCCTGCGTAAGTTGTAGTCGGCTTGTTCAAGCATCTCGATGCGGTCCTCGATTTGGTCTGGTGTTAAGTTTTCCATTTTGCTAGTTCTAAATTGTTTATCAAAGATATTTTATATTTTCCAAAAATGCAAATTTATTTTTAAATTTTTTTAGGTCTAGATTTTGCCCTCTAGTAACCAATTTTCTCCAGATGATAGTTGCTTTGAAATGTCAGCCCATCTGCTTCGTGGAATTTCAATATGTTCCAATTTTAGAACTCCGATAACATTCCAGATGCAATAGGTGTTAGTGGCTTCCATCCAATCCGTAGAGATGATTTTTTTTCTGCTCAGTTTGTAATCGCATTGTTGGATTGACAATTGGATGCCATCAGTCGATAGGCGATAAGCATTTTGTTTGCTATCTAGCCATGTGCGTGAATAAGTGGTGTAATCTTCCATGTTCTGATTTTTTATAGTATAGCAAAGATAACTATATTTTTCATATTTGCAAAATAAATAAATAATATTTTAACGGATGGAATACTTGCCGACATTCGGCTTGGAGAAACTCATGAAACAAGCATAGCGTACTGCATCGATTCCATGGTTAAACGCATCGATTGGTTTATTGGTTACCTTGCCATTTTTGTCCTCGATATATTTATAGTTACGGAACTCCTTAATCAGATTTATGCTACGGCTCGTTATCTGTAACTTGAAACGCCTCATGATATCAATGCCGACATCGATTGAGTCCTTGCCCTTTGTCGCTGGTCTTATGTTCCAACCCATACGATGTATCTCCTCGATACTCTTAGGCTCACCGCTATCTGCCCAAATAATATCCCTGCGGTCTAACCCTAACGATGCGATGTAATTAGCGATGTCGCTATTGGTCATTCCAGTTTTGTAAAGCAACTCATCTAATATCAGTCGACCTTGATGCTCGTAAATTCCCACTAATGCTGTTGGGTCATTGGAATAACCAAAATCTAACCCATACGCTTTTAATCTCGCTTCTGCTGGTAGTTCGTTAATTTGATCGTGGCTAAATATCAAGGACTTGCTTTGACCTCGTTCTCCTAATCCGTATACTCTCCAATAATTCTCGTCAATATCCTTTAGCCGTTCTATCTCGTCAACAACAGATTGTTCCAAAAAGGGATTGTCCTTGTAGGTAGTCACGAAGAAATCGCAGTCGCTTCTAGGTAGAACATTCTCGTAAAGCCAATGGAACTCATCTGATGGATTGTAATCGACAATAATCCTATCAGTAGTACGCAGGATAAGTTGCCTCCAATCCTCCAAATTTAACTCATTTGCCTCGTTACAATAGAGTAAATCTCGTTTACGCCCCCTTATCTTTTGTGGCTGGTCCATGCCGATAAACTCGATAAGGTTGCCATGAATCATTAACTCCGCATTCGTTTTGTTGTGGCTATGCTCATCGTACATGCCAAACTCGGTGGCTATGTTAATAAAATCCCTCATCGCACTCGCTCGTAACGCAGGATATGTCTTACGGCAGATGGTAATCGTCTTACCAGTATTCTGTCCGATATATCCAAACAAAAGCCATATAAGGATATTATAGGTCTTGCCCGAGCGTGTCCCTCCCTGCTCGACTATTATTCGCTTAGAGGAGTTCTCAAGGTGCTTAAATACGACATTAGTTTTTACTTCCATTCTCGATTATCTCGATACGAATCGGTTCGATGCCAGTTGCCATGATTTCAGTCCGCTCGACATAGCCTCGATTTTTGCCTTTGGTTTTCAGATAGAAAATTGTAGCACTTGTATTCTTGTTCTGGATTTGGCTAAGTAAACTCGCCTCCGCTAAGTCAATGCTCATTTCTGTTATGTCCTCGACTGCCTTTTTGTAAACGGCATCTTCCTGCATCCAGACATAATGTTGCGTACGGCTAACATTGGCTTTCTTTGAGGCACTAGAGACGATGCCCATACCCTGCTCTAGGGCGGTTAACATCATCTCCTTTTTTTTCTTAGTTGTGTCCCTTTCCATCTTACAAGAGTTTATCCTTTAATTCGTACTTATCCAGAAAAATAGGTTCGCCACAATGAGGGCATGGAATCTCGACTATCTTATCTTGACCATCGTCATCGAATTGCTTAGACAAAGCCTCGTCTTTTTTATGGATTTGTACTGAATCAATAGGTACTATGTTCTGTCCTACGCTATTCTCCAAAAACGACTCAAGGTCAATCTCTGGGAAAAAGGCTTGTAGATTCTCACGCTCCTTGATTTCACGCAACTCTTGTTCTAGCATATCCATTTCCCATGTAGCAAACTCAGAGGTCTTGTTATCTGCTATTCGGTACTCCTTAGCCATTTGCTCGTCCATGTCACTAATGATACAAAGGGCTGATTCGTATTTAAGTTGAATCAAGGCTTTATATCTGGAGTGACCAGTAATGATGACAAAGTTCTTATCGACTACCAATGGAACATTAAAGCCGTATTTTTCGATGCTCTGGCGTACTACCTCAATCGATTTAGAGTTATTACGAGGGTTTCTCCAGTAGGGTTTGATTCTGGCAAGGGATACTTCCTCTACCTTATTTTTTTTGTTTTTCATAATCTTGTCTTATCTTGATTTGTTTATGTGTTTCCCACGCCTTCTGATACTCGACATTCATAAAGAGTTTCGAGAATCCAGTAATATGTTTTAAACGCAATAGTTCATCGGGTTCCATGCCTAACTCATTGCAGATATCCTCGTCTAACCATCCGTTATCGAGCATCTGGAATACCATGTTACTCATGCCATTGACCGAGTGTTTCCCTCTGGCTCTATTGTGGCGGACTGTGGATGCCATACGATCATTGATATCCTTATTGATTACAACGATTGGTAACATCCCATTGTTGCGTTCCAAAATATCCTTATTCGTTTTGCAGGTAAAGTATCTGTGGAAACCATCTACGATGACATATTTGCCAATCGCTTCATCCCAAATGGTAACGACTGGTTGCGTATAGCCATCATGCAGGATGGATGTGTAGAGTAACCGCATCTCATTTTTGGCTACGCTATTAGGGTTGTAGTCATTGGCTTGTACTTCGCCAATCGGCACCCATCGAACAAAGTCAATCGGTTGTCCTTTTAATGGGCTGAGTTCTTTGTGAATCCACTCCCTTAGTTCGTAGACGAATGATTCCTTATAGCAGGATTTTTCGTACTCGGCTTTAATCAACTCGTGTATCGTTTTCATTTTCTAGTTTTAATCTTTTGCGTACTTCGTAACATTCCCTTGAGCGGTCAAAGTTGGATAATTTAGTATGGCTGATATCATTTGCCACGATTGTTTGGACATGTACCTTGAACATTTTAGTTGCCAAATAAGGCTCATAAATTGCCTCTTGTTGAGCGAACGCCTTACGGAATTTAATCCGCTCTGCTTCGTCTTGTATTAGGTTCTCTAATAGAAAATCTCGATACTCTTTCCAGTCCGAAAACATGAAGGGCAACTCGTAAACAAAGAATCCACCGCTATTGCTTTTAACGGCTGAATCAATGCCATGTATTCTAGCACATAATTTATTGTAATTCTCTGGCTCGACCTCAGCCATGTAGAACAACTGATGGATTGCCGTTTCATGATGGAGGTTTGAGATACGCATCTTGTTGACTGGAATCCCATGTTGATATTGATAATCGTAAACTAGGTTGTAAGCCAACTTATTATCGAGAATGTATTTCCAGACATCCTTGTAACTCCAATCGTAGATGGGATAAAAATTATAGTGCCCTTTAGATGCGTTTAAGGTTTTCCCCCATGTAATCCATTTGTATGTTGAGGCATTGGTTAAACCCAACAATCGACTAGGACTTTCCTCGCCTCGTACTCCTGCGATGTGAATCGCTTTTTCATTAGGGTGATAGTACGCCATAAACTCCTCAAAGAATGGATGAAACCTATCTGTTTTCCATCCTGCTTGATGGATGGCGATGGGGTCCTTATCCCTCAGCCACTCCTCCGATTCACCCCATGTGTTTACAAAGGCATCAAATTGACTAGTGCTATTGGTCATACGGAAAGGGATTTGAAACCAAAAGGGTTTAACATTAGGCGAGTACATAATCTCCTTGACATAATTTATCGTGGCATCCCACTCGGCTTCTTGGTCTAGAAACAAGACATTCAGCGGTAAACGATCCTTTTCTTTGGCTACCTGCATCGCTAGGTTATAAACGATAGTTGAATCCTTGCCTCCGCTTATGTTGACATAAATATGTTCAAACTCATCGAATAGGTAACGCATCCGTTCAAGCCCTGCCTCTAGGACATTTTCTTTTTTGTATACCTTCATGATTTTTTTGTGTTACTCAATCTTTGTTCGTGAATGGATTTAAGCCAGTTCTTGTATTGCTTTTTATCACCGAATTTTATGTGACATCCCCTGCATAACGCTTGTAGATTATCAATGATATCGGCTTGTTTAGTTCCACCCATTCCACGAGATTCAATATGATGGATATCTACTGCCTTAGTTCCGCAACATTCACAAGGGATAAAATCGCTTGTATCGTAGCCAAAATGACTAAGGTAAATATGCGTGTGTTTTTTCATCTTCTGCCTTTACTTGTGCTATTTTCCATTCAATCAATTCCAATGCCCGTTTGTAAACTTCCCTATAACCATCGGCATAACTCATTTCCTTTCCTGCGATTTCCATTTCTTTGGCTTGTTCTTTTAATTGCTTTAACCTTTGATTTTTTTCATCTTTTGATATATGTTCAGCCCAATAATCATAATGTAAAATTTCCATTTGTTCTGCCAACCACTCCACTGCCGTTTGTTGTTTATTGTTTGTCATGTCCTTTTTTATTATGTCCGTTTTGTTCGATTACTCCCTGCAACTTTGCGTATCTGGATGGATTAATTTCCGAGCCATGATAATAGTGACCTGCCGTAATTACTGCCTTTGCCGTAATCCCTATTCCTGCAAACGGGTCAAATACTATCTGCTTAGTTGGATATTGGTTAAGCGTTTCCTTTATGGCAGTTACTCCATTGGTTTCTGCAGTTGGAAATTTGTTCGTATTAAAAGCAAGGATAACGAATCGGCTTTTATCGTATAGCGGATGCTCTGATACATTAACGAAGTTATGCCCATGCTGGACTATTCTGGCTATGACATTTATGTAGTGCTTTATATCGTACTCTATGTATAGTGGCTTTGATGGATTCGCTAACTCCCCAAGTTTATCGATTATCTGCTCAAAGGTAAAATCGGTTTTAATCCCTGCATCCTTTGTTAATTTAGTCCTAAACCATTTCGTCATGCGTTCTTCCCATGGTGGGTCGCACCAAAGGATATCATAAGTTGGGAACTGCTTATAGTCGAGGATGGATTTGCACTCTGCTTTATTCATGATTGTTTAAAGTAATCTGGTGGGATGGTATAAAATAATGACGATTCTCTTGTTATGCTTCCGATTTTAGATGCAGTTCCTAGAGTGCTTGGTATGGCTATATCGTGCTGGACTATGCTAGGGATAGTAATTAATACATGTTGCTTGGTGTCCTTTGCATATTGCCCAACCATAACATCATCGTGTTTGCCTCGTATCTCCTTTAATTGTGCTTCTGTGTATTTGTGGGCTATCAATCCCAGACGAAAATCAGTACGATATAAAACCGCTTGGCACCATAAAAAATTCTTCTCGATGTATAACCTAGTTCCTAGTTCAAGTTGCTCTTTGTAAACCTTTCTAGGGGGTGCAAATAAACTGATGCAATGGTGATTTAATTTAACTAGTTCTGTTAGATGCTCTGCAAAATTCTCTGCAAAAATAACATCGTCTTGTAGCACTAATAAATGAGTAGCCAACCCATAATCTTCACTCATGATGCGTTTGAAATTATGTAGAGTACCTTTATATTCATGATCGTAGAAAGGAATTACATTGATAAAACCCATTCGCTTGAGTTCTGCCATCATTTTATCTACATGTTCTTTGCGTCTTGGAACGCATTGGATGGCTATCGGGATTTTATTATACATGGTATTCCGCTCTATTGATAATGATTGTTTCCTCTACTGGTGCCATCATAGTCCAATATTTATAGTTATCGATAAACCAATATGGCTTAGGCTCTTTTTTACCCCATTTCAATAGTTTGCCATATTTCCTAGATGCAGTTACAAACCAATCAAACTCTAGTTTATCCTCTGTATTCATGAGCGATTTTACAACATAAAAATGAGGTACCCATGGCATTGTTTTAGCGAATTTCCACGAGTGTTTTTGTATAAATTTCCTCGCTCTATCTTCGTCTTGTTGTTGCTCTACGCTGATTTCCATTTTCCAAATATACAAATAATTGTTGAGGTTTCCTAATCTAATTTCAACGCATCTAACTTGTCTTTGTAATGAGTAATAATGCGTTCAATCTTTTGAGCATAGAACGAGTCAAACGATGGATGCCCTTCGTCACTCTCTTTCCAACTTACATAGAGTATCGCCCTTAGCCTCTGGCTTGGCGTTCTTTGCTTTGTATCGTCTGGGTTAACTGCCAGCCCTTCTACCATGTCAACTTCTGATTGTTGGAACGATTCCTCCTTGATTGCGATGTAAGACATTTTCTGGTTTAATGCAAATAAACGCCCTGCTTCACTCGGTGGCATCTCTTGAGTGGATATGGTAATCTTTAAAGTCCTATCTGCTCGAGTGCTTATCCCTTCAATCTGTGCTGGTATTACTATCGCTTTTGCCATTAGTTATTTTGTTAAGGTATTCTCTACCAGCCTCGATATCGTAGAACTCCGCAAATACTCTTTGGTTTCTGTAAATTCTGAATATCTGGTCATGGAAACGGATCGCCAATACGCCTCGGTATTCTGGCTCAGTTTTTATAGGTGTCGTATACAGCATTTAAGTTTCCTATTAAATCATTCCAAGCCATTGGGTCACATTTGCAAGGGCTATATGTTTTCCTTATCTGGAATATTCTTGTGTAAATGGCACTTAGCGTTCGGCTTTCCTCGTTACTCAAAGTATCTGTTTTTCCCTCACGAAATGTTGTTAGCCAATTATACTCGTCCTCTGTTAGACATAATGGTTTTTTAATCGGGAACAACTTATTGAGTTTCTCTCGTCTGGCATCGCATCCACAATCTTCTCCTGCAATGAATTTAACTGCTTTTTCAATGCCAGTCGCCTTCGTTACTTTCTGGATTATGTCGCCCAATCCCATCACTGGTTTCTCTGTCGTTTCGGTCGTCGACATATTTACGATATCTCTGACTTGTTTCCTGCTTGATTTTTTGTTTTGCATTTTTTAGTGTGTTAAATATTGAATGTGTTGGTATATCTGTTTTGCGTTGAATAGCCCTCATGCTCATGTCATATACAAAATGTAACTCTAAAAGCATCTTGTCATATTGGTGCATGTCATCAATTACTATCTTTATGCCCTCTATTAGTTCATTGTAAGCCTTGTCGTCAACTATCTCGTCATTGATAGGGATATCTATCGAATCGTCTAACCTTGTCTCCTTAGAGCCTCTGCGTACTTCATCGACTACTAGGTTGCTCAGTATCTTGAAAACATATACGGTGTTTACTGAGCCGTTATTGTTTTGGATGCGATTCAATGTACCCTCTCGTATCTCCATCTCTGCTAACTTAAGATACATATTTTGAACCATGTCCTCTGCGATGGATATAGGTGAGCCAACATAAACTGCTATGCGTACCCACTCCTTGTGGCGTTTTCCTATATCCAACAGAGTTAAGGTCATTTGTCCATTTCATTCCTTTTTCGGTAGAGTTTTTTGGATTCTTTGGCTATGTGTAGCCTCCATTTGTACCACGCTTTTAAATCAATTCCATTAACATTGCAATGGTCGATAAAAGTAATTGGTACATTAACTTGTAAGGTAGTTGTTGATTTCATGTATAAATTGTTCTAAGGTGTAACATAAAATGTATTTATATTGTGGGAAGATTTCGATTGCTTTCTGGAACTCTTTTTGTGCTTTGCTCTGCTTATTCGGGTAAATTTTCATCTCGATAAATAAAGCCGAATATTGTCCACTTGGAAACGCAAAAATTAAATCCGATACGCCAGAAACTGCACCCTCCTTTTGCATCCAGATTGCCGTTTCAATTCTGCGATGACCTCCATTAGGTACGGAGAATAGGTTTAAGCGTAGTTCTGGATATTGTAACCTAAACCATCGTACGCAAGATATCTGTAAATTACTTTCCTCGTGCTTCATTGATTAGGGCTTTGTGTTCTACTAAAGTGTGTTTCTCAAAAACCTTTGTGCAGTATTTTGATTTGCCAATTTTAACTCCGTCATGTGTCAAAAATTCGTATTCATCTTCCCAGTCCAATTTTTTAATGGCTACTCCATAAAATTTTGTCGCAACTGATTCGCAGTTACAATAGAGTTCCCCAAACAATAGGTCTTTATGTAGTTTCTTTTTTGTCATTCTCCATCCAGATAAATGTCCTTCGCCTTCGCAAACCCAAGATTGTATTGGTTCTGAAAATTGATTTTTTCTAACATTAAAAAATGGTTTTCCTGCTCTGGACCTATAACGATCTCTGGATGGTTTTCCTTAATCCAATGTAATAAAAATTGTACGGTTGTCATGATTGTTGCTTAAGTAATACGTCTTTGATGTAGCCAATGCAATAAGGATTAATATCCATTAGTATTGCCGTTTTATTATACTCTAATGCCTTTTTCCCCAAGTACCCATATCCACATGCCATATCCATTCCCTTGTTATATCTTGTATACAAGGCATCGATTAAATCGTTGGAGTCATTGACATAAATCGGGTCATTCGTGTAAATGATAACATCGCAATTATGTATGTGCCATTTCATCGGTACTTGATATTCGGTAGTAAACACCTTTGAAAATTGCTTGTTACCTGCGAAATAATATGGTACCCCTAAATCGATTGCCAGTTTCCTTGCCGAGAGTAACAAATATTTCCAGTCATTTACTGATTCTGATTTCGCTCGTTGATTGAAAATTGAGTAGCCTTTTAACCATGGCAATTCGCAGTAAATAAAATCCGCTTTGTTTACAATCGCTGGTGGATTTTGTTCCTCCAGATCGTATACCATTCCGTAAAAACCATCCTGCTCAAAATATGATGACTGAGTTTCAGTATACTCTTTGAATTTTTTAATGGCACTATGATACATAATTTGAGATATTATATCCTAACTCATCTAATCGATTTTTAATATGTGCGTGTCGCTTTTCGTATTGTACACCTCTTAGGTCTGGATTCATTTGTTGTAATCTTCGCCTCCATCTGCTAATTGTTTCGAGTGCAGGAATCCTGCCAGTAATCATACCATGTAAAGTTGTAAATCCAGTTTCAGTTAACGGCTCTATTTCGAGTGCCCTCCAAACAGATAGCGTTAATAGATAATCATTGTCCCTAGCGGAAGGGTTTGATTTTAGAATGTACTCTACTACGCTCTTAATTGTTGTTTTGTTTGCCATGTTCTTATTTGTATAAATGTTTCCAGTCCTTATTCCATGCTTCAAAAATGTAATCTTTAAGGTCTGAGCAATGGTCGTAAAATTCTAATTTTTGCTTGTATTCATCCACAAGGTGTTTAACCATTTTGGGAAAGTCAATCTGATTAAAAATGTAATTGAGGTTATCCCAGTTAATTTTATCGTCATCGGTAATACAATGATTCATGTAGAGATTGCCATCTGTCATCAATGTCCATGTATAGCCCATAAACTTAATAAGTAAATTTGATGGGTTATGTAAATCAGTTCTTAGGATGGCTTCCTTTCCCTCCTTGTGCATAACGATTAGTTTGCAAGCGGTTTCTAAAGTCCAGTCACCATCGTAAGTTGGTTCTGGGTATTTTTTATTTTTGTTTTCCATAGTATTTCAAAGATAAACTAAATTTTTCTTTTTTCAAAATTAAAAATTAAATCCATGATTTTTCTTGTCCTTTTTTCCGTCTCTCAAAATGAGTAATGGTTATGGCTACTAATTCTATGTTCCTAGTAGGATTCGGTAATGCGTTGTAAATCCTTATTCGTCCTGCATCTTTTAAGGCTTCACGCATTGCGTTATCTCTGCGATGCTGATATTGAGTAATCCATGTTTGAGCGTGTTCTATATCGCTTTCAGTAATAACATATTCCTGCTCTCGTAATCTCCAGTTGGCTATTATCTCTAGTAAATATGGAATCAGTTTAGTATCTCCATTAAAAGTATCAAGATATTCTTTGTAACATAATTCATATGTTCTGATTGACTGGGCTTGTATCTCCTCTTTGGTTGGTTCGTTTTTTGGTGCTTCGAGCATGATGCGTGGCTTTAATTGTATTGTGTGTTTATGCTGATCGTAATACTCCCTCATGATTACGCTTAGAAAATGAGCGTTCATGGTCATTGGTTTTTTGATTGCCGTCTTTCCAGATATCCAATTATCGAACGCCTTTGGTATTATGTCAAGGGGTAATAACCCAAAATGTTCCTTGATAAATTCTGCTACAAGTTTTGGCATTGTTGGAATCTGGATATCAGCCAATACACAAAGCCGTTGAATCTCATTGCCGATAAGTTGATTGTCGGCATCCATGATGTAAATTCTCTCGTTATTCATTCCAGTTAATTAGTTCTTTAGTTAAATTGATTTTTGCGTCTTGATATGGCATCTGGTCCTCCCATCGCCTCTGGTTTATGTAAGTGCTTAAATGAGGTAAAAACTGCATCTTGTCTGCGTTAACATGAGCCTCGACATATTGTGGTATATGGTTAACGATTGATTTCATGTCCTGCGTATTTAGTTTTTTAAAGGCTGAAAAACTCGTTTTGCGATTGCCTCGCTTTTGATATTTATTCCAAATTATGTCAAAAATCGCCTCTATACTTATATTATCCTTTTTACTTATAGAGGTTATATTATCTGTTATACTTATATGTTCTCGATTTTGATAGGAGGGTATACTCAAATTTGATAGGAGGGGTGTACTCATTTCTGATAGGAGGGTATTATCAGAATTGATATGACCTCCCCTCACGAGTGAGTTCTGGATATAGATTTGTCTGGATATGATTTGTCCAGTTTTATCCCTAGTAATTTTTCTAATGATGTGCTTACTCTCCTCCAGTTTAGATAACATCCTGCCGATAGTAGGGATGCTAGTTTTAAGCGTATCAGATAGCATCTGATTGGATGGGTAAGCGTACCCCTCTTTTTTGCTGAGGCTTATCAATACCCCCATGAGTACACATTCATGAGCGTTCAATTCGTCTAGCAAATAAGATGGGAACATGATAAAATAATTGTTTTGTTCTTGCGTTTCCATATATTTGTGCCGTTAAGCGTGTTCTAAAATTAGCAAATGTTTTCCATGTTTGCAAAAAAAAGGGGTTTTTACACCCCTTTTTTGTTACTTACTTTTTTGCTTTTATCAGTTTGACATAGGATTCGGAGGGCTTGAAAACCGCAGGTTCGTAAACCTCTCCAGTTATCTCATTTATGAATAAACCTTGATTCATGTTCTTGTATGCAAGTTGATGCAACTTCTCTCGTTCCTTCAATTCATTTTTCAATGCAACAATTTGTGGGATATGATCGTAAGAATATCGCCCACCGCTCTCCATGTATTCGATGCGATACCCTCCATAGTCCTGCAAATGCCATTTTCGTGCCTCCTGCTGGACTAATGGCTTGATTTGGCTATCTACCCCTTCAATGAGTTCTGATAGTCGCTTTAAAGCGATTTTAAGGTCAAGGGGGTTTAAGTTCCCATTCTCGACTGCCGTTACTTGTGTTAGGATAAAATCCTCGAGTAAATTAATTGTATGCGTTTCCATGTTTTGTTTTGTTAAAAGGGTAAATCGTCTTCAGTAAATGCTATTGCATCGTTTCGGAAATTTTGTTCAATGCCTCCTTTGTCTGCTTTAAACGAATTCTCAGTTTTGGCTTTTTGCGTACTCAATAAATCTGTGCCATCGATTACATAAGCCTCAAAAATCTTGGCGTAAGCAAGGGCTTGGCGTAACTCGATGTTGCCATTGGTAACCAAGTCAATCGATGCCTTGAGTACGCTCATTCGAGTAATGCGTTTCTCCGTCTCTGGGTCTTTGGGCTTGGATGC